GGAACGGACGGTAATCAGTCCTTCATCTGTATTCAGTTCATGAAAAAAGAGATGTATGTTGTGTATGTGCTATCACGTTTGACTGCTGTGGCTTCACTACCGATAGCCCATACACAACATACATCTCTTTTATTATAGTTTTTGAAGCAGATGAATGGCTGATTACCTGTGTTTTGACTGAACATTAGATATGCAATGATAAACCACAGGTTTAAAATCGCTATGTTTTTGTGTATGCTCACATATGCTCAAAAACGGCTTAATTCCTACGTTTTTACACTTCCATTATTCATGACAATATCATGACAAATCAACTTTTTGCCCCTTTTTTGCCCCTAAATCAGGCTATTGCATGAGTTCATTTACTCTCTTCTGAATCTTGTCTGGATCGTAGCCTGCTGCCTTAAGCCTGTCAATACGTTCCTGTCCATTGCCCCATTTGCCTATGATGACTTCATGCGCAACTGCATTGATGATCTTATCCTGTGTCATCTGTGATGCCGTGACAAGTTTGTTGACTGCTGCCTGAACCTTGCTATAGTCATATCCAGCCTTTGCCAATCTGCTCTTGCGATCAGCACCGTTGCCCCACTTGCCCGCCAACACCTCTTTAGCCAATGTATTGACACTCTTCTTTACTGTTGTGGATGCTGATGTCTTCTTAGCCTTGCCTGCCAGTTTATTCCAGCTCGCCGCACTGATATAAGCCTTATTGAGATCAAGGCTGCCACTGTAACCTGAGAGCATACCAACGGATGTATACTGCCTGATCAAGCAATTATATTTTCCTTCATTCCATGGGTGCTCCTGGTATCCGGTCTCAACATAGTCTGGGTACTGAGCTACCCACAGACCATATCCAGCTTTCTTCACGGCATCCATGGCGCTCTTCTGGATGTAAATCAGCGGCTTAATGCCTGTCTTTTTCTGTACGTAGCTGCACCACTGTAAGCACCATTCCAAATCTTTGACACCAAACAGATGGTTGTTTTTGGCTTCCCAGTCAAGTACAAGTATCGCCTTGCCGATGTATTTCTTGCAGTATGCCAGGAAATAATCAGCTTCTTTCTGCGGGTCTCCGCCGTTTGCATAGTGATATACCCCCAGTAGCTTCTTCCTGTTCAGGACCTTACCACAATGCGCTGTAAAATATCTGTTCTTGTAGTCCGTGCCCTCCGTCGCTTTCACAATACAGAAGTCATACGCTATCTTACTGAGGTCTATGCCGGCATCACCCTGCCATGCACTGATGTCTATTCCATTCATTTCCCATCACGCTCCTTTTTCTCTATATCTCCGCCTCTGTAAAATCTCTTAAATATTTCAATCAGGTAATCCCATCCCCTGGTGCATATGAAAGCTATAATAAAAGCACCAAAGAATACAGCTACAGGGTAATACCATAGCAGCCGAATATCAAAATATGATAAGGCTATAAATAAGCATATCTCACATATGATAATGCTTGTCACTAATACCTGAAAAGAGGTTGGTATCTTCTTTAAGACTCCAACCTCTTTTGTAAACTCTGTTATGACGGTTATGAGGGTGCAGATCACTGCCACCACTAAAAGTAATATTGCTAACTTATCCATAAAAATCTCCTTCCTTATATAAATATTCTATTCCTGATCATGTGCCGCTTTATTCAGGTGCTTTTCCATCTTGTCAATTGCCTCTGTGACTGGTCCATTACAGCCAAGTTCCTTGAGACCTTTAAGGCAAGCAAGTGTGCCATATGTAAGTATGCACTGCTCCTCTTTCATCTTCTTGATCTCCGCATCCTGTTCATTCTGCCTCGCATACCATTTGTATATAGATATGAGCAGGCCACCTATCACCAACAGTGCTCCAATCACTTTGCCAACTTCAATGATGGTATTTGTATCTATATACATACACTACACCCCCTGAACAAGGGATGCCGCTGGTCCTATCGAAATGACAACTAACTCTATTGATCCAGCTGTAGCTGCATTGTTGTATGCGTTGATCTGAAATTTGCATGACGTACCATTACCATCTAAAGTGTAATCATAGCCATAGTAATCTATACCCTTATCCTTTTTTTTGACAACTGCAAAGACACCGTTTGTTCCGGCTGGAACTTCAAATATCTGCATATCGCCACTGATTCCTGTGTTAGCATCAATAGTAGTCTTAATTCTTGACGTTTTGCTTATGACTCGGCCGGTCTTGGCTATCTTTGTGGTCTTTTCGATGCTGTCAGCGTTTTGTTCTACCCCAATCTGTGCTGCGTCTGCTGCATCTGATGCTGACTTTGCAGCGGTTGCAGCAGACTGTGCACTTTTTGCGGCAGACTGTGCTGTATCATTAGCCTTTGAGGCAATGTTTCCAATAGCTGCTACAGCCTGTTCCACTTTAGTTATGTGCGAATTTGCCTCTTTTACGATTGCATCCGTCTCATCTTTAGAGTACGCCTCACCGTGCGATACTTTGTCTTTCATATTAGGCAGAGACGCACATATCTGTTCAGGATCTCCAACACTCAGATTATCTATCAATATCGACCAAAGCGGGAGGTCTGCTACTGCAGCTCCTGCGTTTATATCTCCTGTATATATGTCGGGGGCTACCGGGGTGCCACTTGATACAGCCGTTCCCTTGACGACTGTCAATGACATACTCTCAATGCCATCAGCATCCATGTAGTATCTTGCAACTATAAGATCTATGCGCTTCTGCCCTGTTACTCCACTGTCAATTTTCAAATCTTCGTAATCGCCCGGAAGGATCCTTGCATGACATCCCTGATGTAATATCTCACAAGGAGTCACTCTAAGCGTGTTTGCATCTATCAGTAATGGTCTCTCACCAGATATGATACCGGACTCTCCCCATATGGCCTGATTCAACACTCTATCATCTGCGCTTGTTACATGCTGCTTTCCTGTCTTGCCTGTTACTATCTTCATATTTCCACCCTTTCCGCTACGACACCGAGTATTCAATGTCTATGCTATTATCATCTATCTTCGCTATGATATTTGTTATCTGCTTTCTTACTGTTACTCCTGTAATCTTCTCTGTGCCACCTGTGATATCACCTATCTGCATTGACATATCTGGAAGTGCCATGTCTAGACTGTCTGCATTGAGCTCCTGAAGCCTTGCTATGCCTCCAGATTTAAGCTCATCCATATCTGTCGCTGAGCTATAATCATACACAGCGGTTCTTTCTTCAAAGCCTTTGAATGCCTGTGTATCCGTTATATTTCCTCTTTTATCAATATACAAATGCAGTACCTGTCTATCTTTGAGCTCCCCTTGGCCGAGGCAAATAAGATGATTATATCTGTTCTTGATCTGCGTTATATTGTAATTTATGTCAGATCTCATGCAGTTTTTATCCTCTGTATAGTCATGAGGCTCAACACAGCTCATAGTCACCATGCCATTTAATATTGTGATTCTTAATATCTTGTTCTGCGCTGATATAAGTGCACATATTCCATCGTAGAGACTTATATATCTATTAAACTGATATGATGATATGTTCCATGACTCACCTGTCATTCTATAAATGCTGCTAAGTCCAGCCTCTTCAATGAGGTTGTTGATCACTGCGACGGCATCACCTGATACAACTCTGTAATCTTCACCCTGAGGTGGTTCGATTATCTTATTACACAAAATGCCTCTGAGATTCCGACCAGTATATCTAATCTCCCTGTCCGCAGTAACAACTCCAACATTATCAACTATGCCACCGTATTCAGTATTGTTGATATACCACCAAGAGCCGCCTTGCAGGATGTTGTTGTCCTGAGCTACTGTAATCTCAAAATCCTTATCTTTAGCAACGTCTACATCTGCACTGAAATTATGCAAATAGCCCTGTTCTACCCTTACCGGATCCGTATATACAAGCTTTATGTCCATTTTGGCTCGCCCCTTTCGTGTATGATTGTTATATCAAAATCATAACTTCCATTCCACATCACACGATGATCGCCTGGTACTATCCTTTTAAACACATCGCTTTGCTTGTCTCTGTATCTAAACATATTTACAGTATCACCATCGGCTTTCACAAGCGTCACCGTAGATTTTGCGGTATTGACTATCAAATGCTCCCCAGCACTAACAATACATTTAACGCTGTAACAATGATTGTCTATATATATGACAGGATCGGCAGCACCGTTGTGTATATCTAATATAAAATCGCATGACTTCATATCATCAACACTGAGCTTACCTATGTGATCTGTCATCGGAGCATAGTCATAGTCATAGTCGTATTCATAGCCTTTACCATCTGTAGACGTATCTGGTATATACCTATAGCTATGTATCTCCTCCTTTATCCACTTGCTGTCTGCAACTACTTTGAGGGATATGTTAATTGTTGTACCGGTATCAAGATAATTGCTCTTGGCGGAGCTATACACATAGCATTCAAGATAGTAATCACCTATATAGAGCTTTCCTTTCTGTTCTGCTATGATGTCTTTTTCACAGACTTCATACAGTCTATTCTTAAGATCGATACACTTCTTCTTACTTTCTGCCGATATAACAACAGGGATGGTCTTTGGGACCACCCCTTTCCTGAAGTTCTCAGCACGGCTCCTGTCACTGTCATATGTCCATTCGTAATCTCTGAGGTCATTAGAATTGGCAAATAATCCCTTCTTGCCAAACTCTATAACTTCACCGAGATGATTCACATATCTAAGCTGTTCAAGCATTCGCCTTCACCATCCTTCCAAACTCCCTGCCGTCTATCTTTATTCTTACCCCATCAGTCAAAGCTTTCACTATCAGGTCATACAGATTATCATCTATATGTTTAATGATCTCTAATATCTTATACAGTACATTCAAACACTCTGAGTCACCTCCCACAGATGTTCCACCTGTTATATCTGCCATATCCTCCGCAACTTTCCTGATCCAGCCGGTATTCTTCTCAAGCGGCACAACAGCCTCAGCTCCATTACCTTCAAGTATACCGACCTGACCACGCTTAAGCACACCACCTTCAGCAAGCTGTGGAGCATCAAGCTCATCAATCCTTGATATAGATACCTTAGGAATCTTGTTAAGAACTGATATAGCTGAATTGATTGCTCTGATGAAACTATTGATTATGCCTGTAGCCTTGCTTAGTATCGCATTGACCGCTGATGTCACAGCACCAGATAATCCGTCTGCTATTGCTGTTCCGACCTTGCTAAATATGTTCTTGATCTTCTGCCAGGTGGAGCTAAAGAAATTCACCATCGGTGAAAATGCATTCTTTATACCAGCCCAAGCCTTACCAAATATATCACTGAACCATGTGCCTACAGCAGAGAATGTACCCTTAATACTTGACCATATTCCACTAAAGAACTCAGGTGCAGCGTTCCACGCTTTCTTGATTCCCCGCCATGCAGCAGTAAATGATTCTTTACAGTTATTGATCATTGTAACTATCAACTTGATGGCAGCTTTAAGCGTCCCTGAAAGCATCTTACAATACCATTCAAGGATTGGTTTCAGCACATTTAGATAATCTTCCATCAGCATCGAAAGTAATTCCACCAGTGGTGGTAATATCATATTGATAAGATCTGTCAGTGGCGTGACTACCTGCATTACCAAGTCGATAATCGGTGTCAACATATCCAAAAACGGCTGTAACAATTCAAGTATAGGCTGCAAAATAGCCATCAAAACAGGCAGTAAAGACTGAATAATCTGAGTCACCGGCGGCAGGAGCATATTTATCAGGTTTGTAAGCGGTGGCAAGATCGTCTGAATGATCTGCATCATCGGTGGTAAAAGTAAATCAAGCAATGTTGACAATGTTGTCAGTACTGGTCCCACCAACTGCAGAATCGATGGTAAAATCGATGTCAGGGTGCTAAAAATAGAATTTAGAGCGGTTGATATCGACTGCCCCAGTTCTCCACCTATACCCGGCAACAAGGTTTCAAGTATGCCAGGAAGGTTATTCACCAATTCGGACAGCAACGATGTTGCGCCCTGTATAAGTGATGGCAGTATCTGTTCTATAAGTGGTGGTATATATGGTGCCAATTTCTGTGCAAGACTTGATATACCTGTAACTATCCTTGGCAGTGTGTCTGCTATTCGTGGTACAAGGTTATTAGCTACAGCCATCACAGAATCAACAAGGTTATTCATCAGCACTCCCATATCCTGAGATGGGTCAGCCATACCAATGAGCAGATTAGCCCATGCGGACTTCATCATGCCGATAGATCCCTGTATTGTAGTGGCTGCCTCTTTTGCGGTTGTGCCGGTTATCCCCATATCGGTCTGTACAACATGAATAGCCTCAATCATCTTATCAAACGATACACTATTGACATTATCTGCTGTAACAGTCATGGTGTCACCAAGTACACCTGAGTCATTGATAAGCCTTGCCATCTCGGATGCAGTACCACCATAGCCAAGCTTGAGGTTATCTAACATCGTGTAGTTTTGCTTAGCAAATCCCTGATATGCATTCTGTATAGACGCCATATCAGTGCCCATCTTGTTGGCATTATCCGACATATCTGTTATGGCCAGATTGGCAGTTTCAGCCGCCTTTTCTGTGTCACCGCCCAATCCCTGGAGCAATGACGCTGAAAAGCTCGTTACAGTATCCATGTACTCGTTCGCTGACAGCCCCGCCGTCTTATATGCATTATTTGCATACTCAACAACCTTATCTGAGCTGTCCTTGAACAGCGTCTCAACACCACCGACAAGCTGCTCGTAGTCCGAATACTCGCTTACAGCCTTAGCAGTAATGCCAGCTATTCCAGTAGCTACAGCCGTTGTTGCAATAACAGCTACCTTTGCTGCCTTGAGTGCAAACTTACCTATATTTCCGAACACAGAGCCCATCTTGCTACTTGTCTTTTCAGCCTTATCGCCAGTCTCTTCGATTTTCTTGTTTGCTTCCTCATTCGATACTGCGATTCTTCCCAGTATCTTAAATACTTCCAAAAGGGTCTACCCCCTTTCCTCGATAATAAAAAAATAGAGACACACGTTCTGTGTGCCCCTATGGTTTGAAATTCTCTATGATTGACATAGAATCCCTTATGGTTGCTTCAAGCTCGCCTCTGCTCTCAAATGCCCCCGATCTGACAGGCTGTGAACTGCCACCTGATGTGCCGTATAGCCTTGCCTTGAAGTCAATGAATGATATATTTTCCCAACACTTGTGAATATACATATCCCAGAGCTTATCATCATCGTCAAGACGCACAAACGTGCATACAAACTCATCAAAGCTCTGATTGTCTATCATCGTATCAAGCAGAGTGTACGGATCCGCATATCTGTGAAATATGAGATCCATGAACTTGAGATAGCCTACTGTCTCTTCTTGAACAAGTTTGAAACAACCCAGATAAAATCCGCAAAACCTGGAAGAGTGACCGCATCATATAACATCTGTGTGAACACAGAGAGGTCAAGATCTGCTACCTCATCCACTGTCATTCCTGACAGGTGTGACAAGCAAACAAATACCTCACGCTGACAGTCTGACAGCTTAGCCAGTATCACATCTGCAAGCTCAAACGCAAGCCCAATACCCACATTCTCAAGGAACTTCGATGTGTCCTCATCATCCTCACCATCACCAGAAGCCTTCTCACGCTCCTTGGCTATAAGCTCTTTGAACCCATTGCCGCTGAACGAGTCTTTGAAGTCCTTTACTCCCAGCTTACTGAACAGCTTCAAGAATGCGGCTATATCTGTTGCTTTGGGATTCCTAAGCGTATATGGTTTGATCTCCTGCACATCTTCTGTTGCCTCGGCATCTTCAACTGCTTCTGCCTCTTCAACTACTTCATCATTCTCTACTACTTCTATATCTTTGTTCTCTTTTATCTCGGTTGTTCCCATGATTATCTCTCCTTTTCTATGTCAATTAGTTTACTTCTGTGCTGGAATCTATAGACTGCTGAACCTGCTCCGTTGTCGTACCAGTAGGCAGATAGATGTGGTATGGCAGTGTATCAGCTGCCGGTGACAGATCCGCATAGCACTCCATAGTCAGCGCAAATGTGCCATTCTCCTTGTTCTTGCCCTCTATCTCAAGGCCTGATGTACAGAGAGCGTTATCAAAAATCACGATAACAGGACGACCATCTAAGAATCTTCCTATATATCCGAAGTTCTCAATGTAATCATCCTTTTCAATTCTTGCCTTGGATTCGATCACATCGTATCCTTCCGCTGTTGATGTGCCATTCTGTCCGATAATAGCCATCTTGATCGTCTCAGGCGACAACTCCACCATGTTAGTATCCATCTGTGCTGTCTCGCCTGTCTTAACTGTTAACTCCTTAACTTTAACAAGCTCGCCATCAACCTCTATATCCTTGAGCTCAGGCTTGATTGACAACTTTGTACCTCCAGATGTTGCACCGATCAAAGACTCAGCAAAGTTCCAAGTCTTCTTTGATGCGTCATATCTGAGCCCTTTGTGAATCGTTCCGGCACCAAACACAATGTTCTTCGGTGTCTTGCTTGTGATGCCTGATGACTTGAACTCTTCAAAAGTTAATGTTTCTGCCATGATATAATCACCTTCCATTCTTATATTCTTTAATAGTCAAATTGATCTGTATACGTTTGAGGTCTGCATCCCCTGTTGGCACCGGTGACGCATTCCCATAAAAAACGGCAACCCCTGCACCACTTGCAAGGATTGCCGTTCGTTCAATATTCTGTTCTATCTTCTGCTTGTACTTCTCCAGGCTGAGCCAAGAGCCTCTTGTGAAGCCGTCTAGGATGAATGTTATTTCCTGACATCCATCCTCCTCAGGAGTATCCCCCTCGGAGTATTCACCAACAAAATATGCCTCCGGCGGGTCATCCTGCCACTCCATGAATGCATATGGTATCTCTAGCTCATCTTTGAGTACACTGTTGATATATGATAATGTCTCGCCTGTCATGCCGTCACCGCCTTACTCTCTGAATGTCTGATTGAGAATAGAGCCAAGTCGCTTGATAATCTTGCTCCTGGTCTTGTCAAAGGCTTTCTGTAAAGGTCTGAGAGGTTTCTTACCATAGGTAAAAACAGCTACTATATTCCCTGCCTTGTCCTTTTTTACCTTACTGAACTTGCTGGCTTGTTCTAAACTCATTCCATCAGGTCCCACAGGAGCCCACCATCCGCCTTTACGGCCATTCTTTTTCAAAGCATATTCACCTGTACCGCATTCTTCCCAGATAGCATTCTCCCTAGGATTTCCAATTACAGCCTCCCCCTTATCTTCATCGACATAGTGAGTCCATTCGCCTTTGGTGTGACCTGTATCAACTCTTGTCTGTGCTATCTTGGTCTGAGCCTCGACCTCTACAGCAGCCTCGTACAAGAATGCAATAACAGCATCATCCAGAGCCGCCTCAACCTTTATTCTGTTGTCTGTGAACTCCACATTTCCCATTACTGCCCTCCTGTATACTTCAGGTATATCTCAAGCTGCTCATGCATACCCATAGGGTCATCTATCAGCATGATGTCATATACCTGACCATTAACCACCATACGGCTGTTCTCAGCCTTGATCATGTCACTGAGACGTTTATAATCAGCTATGAACATGTGCGTTGATTCCTGCACCTTGGCATTGTATGTTGTGTACTTGCTGTCACCGCCTGAGAGGTCAAGCCAGCCGGTCAAGGTATCTTCTGACACCCATGCAACTTCCTGTTCGCCTATCTCATTTCTGGTTATGCTCTTGATCTGTATGTCCGCAACTGTATTTCCACCTATTCCTCTCATGTTCAAAACCTCGCTTTCATGTATGGCTTTAAAAAGCCAAGCAGTGACTTTGGATATCCCATGAGGGAATTGTCGCCATCCATGTTGAAATAGGTCACAGAGTGCCTGCTGATGGTCTCAGACTGTACGCCAACCTTATCCCTGTTGTTCAGATCCCATGAAAGCATGTTGGCAACTCCCAGCTTGATATCCATCGGATATACTATCTTTGTCACCATGGCGACCGACTCGCTTACAAGCTCCTCATTCACTTCTATATGTCCATTGTCCATATCCACAGCTTTGATGGTGTATAAGCCATCGTTATAGTGTGATTCTGACACCTGTACAGTGTCGCCAACCTTGAACAGCTCAGATGCATACTGAAAGCCTGTCACATCCACAGGAGCCACAAACCGCCTGTTCCGATCCTGGAAGTTGTTGTTTGTGTACTTCCGGATCAACAGCTCAAGTGCCTGAAGCTTAGCCTCAAGCACCGGAGCTTTCTCCTTGGTGTCTACGTACTTCTTAAGTTCATCGACAGTCATGATCATATGACCACCGCCTTACTTCTTAGGGATAACAGTATACCCATCATGCTCCGTGAACCAATCTGCCATACGTTTAGATGTGATCTCTGCCTTTCCGTTTGCGAACTGGACACCACCAGCGCCAATTCCACAGTAAGCAGCGTTATTATTAACAGATACTGTCCAGCCTGTAGGCTCACTCTCTGTCTTTGGCCCTGCCACTACAGACTCAATAACTTCACTTGTCTGATTTGCTGTCTTCGTTTCCTTTGTTGCCATATTCAATCACCCATCCTTCCTTATGCAATCTTGATATTTCTGAGTACACCTGCATGCTGTGTATTCTTCAGAACTGTAGCCGCAATCATCTCAACCTCAGCGTCCTTGACAGTACCAGGCTCGTTGAAGTTTGGAAGATACTGATCAATCACTGAACCGCCATTCAGGCTGATTCCGTGGAATCCATCGTTTACGTCAAACTTGACTGCATAGACGTCTGTAAGACCTGTTGTTGCCGAACTCTCCTTTGCGATGGTTCTTGAAAGTCCCTTCTTGACAACATGGCCAGCAGTTGCAGCACCACTGCTTACAGTGTAATAGTCCTGCATATCAACAAGCTTGACACCATCAATAGTAGTGACACGCTTTCCGAATGCTTCCTCACTCTCTGTCTTGTATCCAAGGATACGAGCCACTGTCTGAATCTTGGTGATCATCTCTGTGTTAGTGAGCACCGCATCAGCATCTGTGGTCTTGACAAGAAGGCTCAGTGCCTCATAGAACTCATCAGCATTAGACTTGATCGCTGTGATAGATGACAGATCAATAGCCTTGTCTGTGCCGTATTCTGTCGTCGTTCCTGCGAGCATGGAATCAAGTCCCTGGAACTCAGGGTGATCAGTTGATGCTGTTGTAGTTGCATCACCATTGATCAGTGTATAGTGAAAGAGGTTTACCACTGCTTTGATATGCTCCTCTATCTGATATGCCATATTGTCAAAGTTGCCTGCTACTCTATTGAGCACTCTGTCCATCTGAACTGCTCCGCCCATGATTGCAAGATTAGCCTCGCACTCCTGCTTAGTAGCCGCTGATGCAGTGTAAGAGCCACCTATCTTTCTGAACTCTGCTGTTGCTGGAAGTACCTTTCTGAGATACTTGTACTTCATTGTTGAGCCACCACCTGATGCTGATACACAGTCATCAAATGTGAGCATCTGAAGTATTGTTGACTGTCTGAGGAAGATATCCACAATCTGTGAGAATACCTTGTCACTCATACCCTTCTTGATTTCCTCTAATGTCATTGCCATAGTTTTCACCATTCCTTTCTACTTATTACTGGGTATTGTTCCCTTCATATTTCTGTCTCAATGCCTCTGCCAGGTCCTTAGGTTCTGCATTCGTATTGCCCTGATTACCATCTGGCAGCCTATTCTCTATGATGTGCCTCTCGCCATCATCTGAGCCGGATGAAGCTGTGAACTGAGCCGGGAACTGCGTTTTTAGGTCTGTGAGCATATTGTCCCAACCTTTGATATGACCTTCATCATCAAGCTTAAGCTCCTCATTCTTCTCCTTGAGAGCCGCCTTGATCTTATAGGTCATGTAATCAGTATCAACCGCATGAGCCTCAAGCAATGCTACCTTGATAGCTGAATTGATCTTAGTCTCCTCAAGCTCCTTCTGAAGCCGTGCATTCTCAGTCTCGTAAGTTGATATCTTCTGCTGCATGCCCTCATCACCCTTAGAAGCTTTCTTGAGCTCCTCAATGAGCTTATTTGCATTGCCAATCTCCGTGTCTTTGCCGGTGATCAGTCCGTTGAGCTTCTCAAGTTCTGAATCATACTTCTCCTTGCTGACGTACTTGCCCTCGGACAGATCTGTGTATCTGACATGCTTGAGTCTATCTGTCTCTGTGCTGTTCTTCTCGTCAATCTTCGCCTGTACCTGCTTATACAGGTCATCTCCTAACAGTTCCTTTAATTCCATTGTTCCATCCTTTCTTGGCTTTAATCGTAGCCACACATGGCAGTTATCACTCTTGCCGGAGTTATTCTTTATCGGTCACAGTTTTACTGCCTTGAGCCGATTTTGGGCATAAAAAAAGACCATGTTTTTACCATGATCTAAATTAACTATTATTTTTTACTCAACTATTACCCAGTCTTCAGCAAGGCAATCATTTATACTCGGCACCCACATAGAATGTGAACCATCAACACATCTGATCTGCAGATATGGGTTACACTTGAATAAGTCACCCTCGCTGATTCCCCAGGCTTCTGCGGTCTGCTTGTTACATGGTATGCCATCAGGATATCCCTTCTGGAATACAACAAACATTCCTTTGCCATTCCAACCCTTTCTTGCAACTCTGAAGCCCTTCTTGAGCATTTCAAGAGCAATCCCAAACGTCATGTTGTCACATGGTCTGTATGTCTCATCAAACTGCTTCTCCGGCGACCAGCTCTCATATCCATCTGAATATCTTACGAGGTAGCCTTCATCTGCTGGATTTTCTTCCGCTGGAATCTGCCATCCTCTGTAATTGTTATAGTCGCCTCTTGTCATCGGTTTTGCCTCAATCTGTTTTGTTCCAATGTACTTCTGCATTCTTTCATCCTCCTATTTTTGTGCATAAAAAAAGCACCCAGCCAAAGCTGAATGCTTAATATAAAATATCATCCAACGATAAGTATCCCATGTCATACACATCTTTGTTGTTGCTTATGCACTCGTCAACCATAACTATGATCTCTTCTTCAGACATGCATTCTGCCAGTGGTATAGTTGGGAAATCATCATCAAATTTCTTTTTATAATTTTCATATGCTTTTTTCAGTTTTTCTGACATTATTTTACCTCCCTTAAAATATCAAGCATTGCCCTATAGCTATTAGGCAAATATTTCTTTACATACTCAAGTTCTGCACCGCCATTTATCTCTGCGCTCATTATGTTCGCCCACATTTCAGATGCTGATTCATACACCCTACATTCTGTCGCTACTTTCCTGAGGTTGCTTGCATCAATACCGAGCTCTTTATATGCACTCTGCAGTCCTCTGTGTTCGTTGAGCATCTTCACCGAATGATACCTACGATTATAATACTTGTCACCATGTCCCCAGCAAATACGATGTCCAAGGAGTCCATCAATTGCGTCCTGAACCCCACTGCTTGCATCATGATCCCTGAGATCCTTTTTTACATCTTCTGTCAGTATTGACTTCAAGAATTGCCTATCTTTTCTTACTGCGTTAAGAAATTCATCGGAAGAGCTCGCCACTTTTTCAAATCTGTTCATCTGATATTTTGTCTTGCTATGAATTGTCTCTACTTCTTTGAAATGGATTCCTTCGTATTCTGCTTTAGTATCGAAATAATGACCATATTCATGTGCCAGCGTACTAAATTTACTTTTTCCGTTATCTATGAGACTCTGTCGTGGATATGAAAATACTAAGCTATTATCAGCTGGCCTATAGTAGCCTGATGTACCTATTTTTATGTCTGAAATGCCATCAGCATAATTAGCATATAGCCTTTGTATATCTGTATTATCATGTACCATTAACATAGCTGTATATTCTTCATAGTCCGATATTGACATAGCACTTTTTAACATGGTCGTGTTGCTTACAATATCAATGCTATTTATGTCTATTGTATCAGCATTTTCGGGCAAATTCAAATACTTCCGCTGGTATTCCTCAAACTCATTTGTCTTGTCAAGATCAAAGTATGCTGCCCTGTCCTTTAGAGCCTGAAGCTCTTCATCATCCAGCGCCCACCTTGCTCTCTGTAATAAGCAACAACGACAGTTGCAGTCCTCCGAGGCAAGACCAAACATTCCAGGAGCCTCAACCTTGAGGTTTGCCACCTCAAAAGGCTCATCCACTTCCCTGATCTGTCCATCAAGCATCTGATGATGTTCTCTCGTTGCTCCATCAAGGGTGGCATCCCACTGCTTCACTATGTCCGCTCCTTTGCTCTTCGCTACGTGCTGAGCGTCCAGCGCTGACTGTACCTGTACACGATGCCCTTCAGTCCTTGCTATGCGGATAGAATTGTTATAAGCCCTCTGGAACGGAGTATTTGCCATGTGCCGTGAGAGCTTACCAGCCACCTCATTCCACGTTGAGCCATTTACAATGCCTCTTGATACCTCTGCTCTGACCGCTTTTTTGAGGTATGTCACATCCTCGCCCATCTTGTCATATAGCGACTTACTGAGCTTGCTGTCCGTCTGAATAGCTCTCACAACTGCCGCCTGATCTATCGGCATGATGATGGGGATTCCTGTCTGCTGCAGGTCATACATGACACCTGTGTAACCGTCTCTATAGCACTTAGTCAGGTAGTCAGACACAGTTGCATATGAGTTAGACTGCAAGTTGCTCAAAATGCCCTCAAGCTGTGCTTTCAGAGCTTCTTGATACTGCTTCTGATAGATGATGCTCTGCAGATTCTCCATATCGGTTCGTTCTGAGAGCTCCCTTATCTTTTGTTCACAATCCCTCAAGGCTTTCTGATATACTTGCTTGAGTTCCTTGATAGTCTGCTTCTCTCTATTTAGTTGTGCCTGTGTTACCTGCTTTTGTGCTTTGTTCACTTAATCACTCCAAACCAATCGTCATCGTGAACGTATGCTTTTCTCCTGGCTGTAATACTACCGGCTCTGGGAGTACATCACGTGCAATCAATATGCTAAATCCTGATAACCCTAATACTAATCCCTGTTCTTTAATTGTAATCCCGCTTTCACCTGCCTGAATAACACGACTGTATATCACTGCCTCCTTGCCATACTCACCTGATAAGGTCTTGGTCGATGATAGCACCGTGTAATCAGTGGTCAATTCCGCTAACTTATAATCTTCTGGGCTTTCCGGGGTGTCGCCAGTTCCAAGCAATAGTCTGTTTGCCTGATCTGAGAATGTATAATCCTTACCGCCATCAGCTTTATATTTCCAATAATTGATAGCCTCATATGCGCTTTTACTTTGATAATTTCCTGATGTCAAACGATAAGGAGATCCTCCATCAAATAAAGCTCTTATACCTGTCATAAAGTTATATGTTATCATCTAATTCCTCCTCACTCTGTATATGGTGCGTGCGTGGCTATTGTCTTTATATCACCACAATTTGATGTTGTTGTTGATGTTCCAATAACCTGTGTCAAACTGATACCTGTTTGTATCTCTTTGGCATTATTGATAATTACATCGAAGTTGTCTGTACTTGCGGTCTCAACTCCCTTATCAGTGATGACCGCCGCAAGCTTCTCTTTGACATCACTGCCATGTTTTTTTACTTCATCAAGCTCCTTGTAAAGCTGTCCTGCAAGATCTGTCATATACCGCTCTTCAATCTCACTCTCAACCGCCTCACAACCATCAAAGACTTTCATTCTTGTGAGCTTGGTGTTGATCTCGTTTAGTATATTGCCGTCAACATCCAGCTTTTTGAAGCATATAGTAAAGCCGACAGTTCCTGGCATTGCACATACAGTAGCACCGACAAGCCAGTCAAATGTAAGCGATACTGGAGCATCACTTGCGTCCATGGATACTATAACCTTGTCAACTATGTACCTGTCTTTCTGTTCTTCCGCATTAACATAATTTATCGATATCTGATAATCTGTGAGATCTATTCCCTTATATCTTGCCGGTGCTTCAAAAGTCAGTCGGTTTACATCTTTATCATGATATACACCGATGACCTCACCAGCCGGCACCAGCACCGCTCTAGTATCAAGATCTATCTTGTATACTTTATTACTTTCCATCTGTCACACCTCCGTTCCGTCATCTGTATTGATGTTATCAAGCACCTTCTGAGTCTCTTTCGTGTTCTCCTCCTCATTCTTAGGCAGCTTGTCCTTGATCTCCTCATAATCAATATCAAGCCAATCACAGATAGCTTTGATAATCGTCTCATCATTAAGTATGCTTGCAACATTAAGTATTGTATTGATCTCTGTCTGCCTTACCTGAGCCTCTGTAAGCTCTATCTGTGCATTTTCCTGAGCGTTGCTCATTATCTCGTGAGCAAACTCAAAATAAACATCCTCAGCCTTGTATGCCTTATTCTCAGCCTTGTTGATCTCATCAATGACAATCTCTACTATCTTCCTTAAGAACTTCCTGAGAGCTTTCTCTATCTTTTTTGCCTTAAGGTCAAGCAATGAGTAGGCCGCCTTAATGGCTATATTCGTAGTGGCTGATGTGTCCTTGAGTCCGGCGGTATTCAGCCCCATGCCGAACCTGTATATATTTTTTTCATCAAGCTCCAGTTTTGCCTGTCGTGCCTGATATGGTACATCAACAGTCTTGACATCTACGTCACCATCCTCACCTATACCTATGATCTTCTTTGTTTTGAGGTTTGTCTGAAGCTCATTCAGGTTGTCTCCCTGAAAGCCTTTGATAGCATATAGTGGGGAATCAAAGTCTATGAGGTTGTTTGACAGGCTTGAGGCCATCAGGTCATAGTCATCTATGAGTGGCTTTACAGGCTTAAGGCTTGAGAACTGCTTCTTGTTATTGTCCAACCGAAAGAATGGTATATAACCAAATCCATCGAAGTATGTGGCTTTATCTCCATTATTCTTTGTATAGAGTACATGAGGCTTAGGATTGATTGGCTCAGTGTCATCCAGTACCACCGTCCCATTATCAACCTGGACATAATAATATGTCTGCTTATCATCCCAGACCTGTATTCTCTCAATAGTCTTGTGCCCTTTGTCTATCCTGTCCGTATAGTGGTAAATCGTGTATGCACAGCCATCATCTGTGTCCTTAGCTCTTACCTCAATAACTCCGATACTGTCAGCATTGGCAAATGACATCATATCCTTGGCATTCTTGTATGCGTACATATACGCAAAGCCTTTGACCTGCATATCTGTGATCGCGTCAGAAAGCTCAGACATGAACTCATCATTGTTGTTGAAATACTTGTCCATGTGTTTCTGCAGCTCAGGGTCGTTGGACTTTACAATGCCATCCCCTGATAGGATATACTGAGTGCACTGGTCAACCAGCTCTGTGAAGAATGGATGTGGTATCTTCACGTTGCTTCTGGTCTTGTCCTCTACCAGTTCGCCGTCCGCATTGTAATAGAACAATCTATACTTCTTTATGTCATGATCGCCGTCATAGTATCTTTCGCCTGTCCGGGCAAACTGCTTCTTATCTGATGCTTTGTCATTATCAATCAATACCTTTATTTCATCAGTGGTTAACACCTTTTCACCTCTCTATACCAGCCATGTTCCCTTAGGCTTATCATTCTCATATACACCAGTCAGCGCATCCGGAGCATCATCATGAGCATTCTTACCCTCTTTCTGATACTTCCTTATTGCTTTCGCAAAATCTGGCCATCTGTCTTCCCAATTCACAGGGAAGAGAACGTTCTGCATTACTCCTGTGCTGTTTGACAGGATCCTTGATATCTTATTCTTCGACTGAAAGAACCACTGTATCTTAGTATGGGTATTTCCCAGAGCTTTTAGTTCTCTTATAACGTTTCTGCTGAATCCTCGACCGCCATTATTGCTCTCTATTAAAGCATTACCAACATTATTGTTTGTCAGCATCTGAGCTGTTGCCGGCTCAGTAACTTCCATTGATTCCTTTGTGTATAAAACATCAAGTATGTAGTATGTACTCTCATACATGCCATAACAAATAGAACACAGGTAATCGCCACCTGTGTCCGCTGTATCTGTATAATTCAATATATATTTGAATAGGTTATTGCCTTTGCTATCCCTCGGAATATCCGTATATGTCTTGATGTGACTGTATAGTCTGCCTTTGACATCTATAGGCTCCTGCTGGTAATTTGCAAGGACTATATCCTTGTTCATATTCTTGGTCTTTATCTTGTAATCCTTATATGACAGGATAGCCTCACAGAGCATTGTCCCATCGTCTTGTACTGCCTTGTAATTGATATGTACTACATCGTCATAGTTTGCAAGTACATATCCGGCTAAATCCTTTGTTGACCATCTTGTCATTATTATGATGATCTTGAAATCATTTTCAGTTCTGGACAGCATTGTATTGTTAAACCAGTCAATCTGCTTCTGCAATACTGATTCATTGTAGGCTTCCTCACTGTTCTTGATAAGATCATCTATTATCATAATATTACAACCAAATCCGGTTGCTGTTCCTGTTGGAGATGTTGCAAGGTAATTAGCCTGATGGCTACCCTCAAGGCTCCATTTCTGTGCTGCAGCCTCTCCGTATTTTATTTTTGTACCAGGGAAGATATCTCCATATGTAAGAATACCCTCTGTAGGCTTTTCTGCTATAACATCCCTGACAGCCTTTGCAAAGGTTCCTGACAACGTCTCATTATATGAGCCTGTCATAACCTTTTTGTCTATACCATATTTACCGAATAGCCACTGGACAAATTTGGTAGCTGTTCGTGACTTTCCATGTCGTGGCGGCATATTTACAACCATTATCTGTTGTTCTGCATCTTCCACGAACCACTGTAGCTTATCTGCAAGATCATGCAGAAAGCCTCTGTCGTTACTATAGAAATCAGGAGAAGTCAGCTTGCAATACTGCCAGAACTCTCTCCTTGATAGCTCTATCTTTAGCTGTTGCTGTAATAAAGGGTCATGCCTGTCAAACATCATCAATAAGCTTCTTCAATTCTTCGGTTGTAAGCCCCTCAAATGCATTTGGTGTGGTATTCTTCACTTCTACCTTATCTGTGAACATACCCAAATGCTTACCCAGGAGCTCCAATGCCTGTATCTTGCTGTAAGGCTTTATTTCAAAGCCGTCTCGACCCTTTTTTATAACTGCAATAGCTTTTTTCTGATCCTCTGTCAATTCATCCGTCAGAATAGGCTCTACTGTCCTGTATTTCACCTGATTGCCGTCCTCGTCAAGTACCGGGGCCATGTTTCCATCAACTTCTACCATGGCATCCTTTTCAACTACTCTTGCATAGTCAGATGCCTTTGCAAATGCGATAAGTGCAAGTTCTCGTAATACACTGTCCTGAGTAATCTCTGTGCGTTTTTCACGCTCTTTCTGACGTTCCTGAATATATGTTTTGACGTTAGCATTTGTTAGCAATCTACTTGCATTAACTCTTGCGGTCTCATCCTTTTTCACAGATGGATAAGCAGCCTTATAAGCTCGTGTGCCATTAAGGTCAACCAGCCATTCATCTGCAAATCTTTTTTGCTTTTCTGTTATTGCTCCCAAATGTCACACCTTCTTTCTGTTACTTTCTCACTCTCTTCGGAATCACAATCTTGTACAGCGGTTTACATACATTCTTTACCTCTCCACCCAAATTTATAGTTGGCTGAAATTTATATATCTTAGTGCAATTAACCATCACCTTTATCATGGCTATTGGTAAAGCCAATCTACCAAGTACAGGATGTATGTATTCAAAACTATATTCAGGTCTTACGACCTCAAACCTTTTAATCTTACTCATATCTCACTTCAAACCTCACCTCAAACAAAATAGCCCAGTGGGGGAGAGAATCAATAACGACATGTTCACATTTTACGATTTAGGAGTTTACATTTTAACCACTGGGCATAAGAAAAGGACACAACCGAAATGGCAAACGGTCATGTCCCTTATGAATCATATATTTTTATTGTTCTACGATAGCATATATAAATGTAAGATTGTGTAATACTATATATAAAAGCACAGAATTTTACATTTTTTATGAGCTATACTTATAAATTTAGTATTTTTTTAGAGAACTCTTCAAGAGCCCATCCATGCATACTTCTTATATATTCGTATGTATAGTTCATTTCATCAGCAATCGTTTTAAGTCGCTTGTACTCAACATATCTTTTGTACAATATGTTCATATACTTTGTATTGCCGAGGCTCTGTATTTGAGTAATTATTTCATTCTTAAGCTTGGTGTATCTTCTGATATCTTTTTTTATTTCACGCTCAAGATCAACGTATCTGCCAACTTTATTCCCCATTAAATCTTGCGAAACACTTGTTTGTACTTTTTCACTTGAGTAATCAAACGCTCCTGTACTTAGGGCCATTTCCTTAAGCTCATCGTATTCTTGCTGTTTCTGTCTGATCTTCACATCAAGAAGCTCCACCTGTTTCAAATACTCTTTCGCTTTCACCGCCTCACCTCCTACTTATTCTCCCGGATGGTGAAATCCAAGCCTGTTTCTTCCTTTAAAGTCTGTATAAGATCATCCCATATAA